AAATATTGGGTGTATATTTGGGTGTAGAATTTCAAACGCACCCAATTATGAATATCAAACGTAACATCATTTTTGCATTGGAAAGCCGGAAAAAGAACGGAGTGCCAATCGTGGAGAACGTACCCATCCGTATGCGTGTCATATATGCAAGCCAACGCATCGAGTTTACAACAGGCTATCGGATTGATGTAGCCAAATGGGATGCCGACAAACAACGGGTAAAGAACGGATGCACCAACAAACTAAAGCAAAGCGCATCCGAAATCAATGCGGACTTGCTGAAATACTATGCCGAGATTCAAAACGTATTCAAGGAATTTGAGGTACAGGAAGCCATGCCAACCACCCAACAGCTAAAGGATGCGTTCAACCTGCGGATGAAAGATGCCAACGAAGAGCAGCAGGAAGAAACACAGATAAGCTTTTGGGAGGTATTCGATGAATTTGTAAAGGAGTGTGGCAATCAGAATAATTGGACGGCATCCACCTACGAGAAATTCTCAGCAGTGAAAAACCACCTCAAAGAGTTCAAGGAAGATGTAACCTTTGAATACTTCAATGAGTTCGGCTTGAACGAGTATGTGAATTTCCTGCGTGACAAAAAGGATATGAGGAACAGCACCATCGGCAAACAGATGGGATTCCTCAAATGGTTTCTGCGCTGGAGCTTCAAAAAAGGGCATCATCAGAACATGGCATACGATACTTTCAAACCCAAATTGAAAACCACCTCTAAAAAGGTGATATTCCTGACTTGGGACGAATTGAACAGACTGAAAGATTACCAGATACCAAAAGACAAACAATATCTGGAACGTGTCAGGGACGTTTTTCTGTTCTGTTGCTTCACAAGTCTGCGATATTCAGATGTTCGTAACCTGAAAAGAAGCGATGTGAAACCCGACCATATCGAAGTTACCACAGTCAAAACGGCAGACAGTCTGATAATTGAACTTAACGACCACAGCAAAGCCATACTTGAAAAATACAAGGAAGTTCATTTTGAAAACCATATGGTACTGCCCGTCATCAGCAACCAAAAGATGAATGATTATTTGAAAGAATTGGGGGAACTGGCTGAAATCAATGAGCCTGTACGGGAGACTTATTATAAAGGAAATGAACGTATAGATGAAGTCACCCCGAAATACGCATTGCTAAGCACCCATGCAGGAAGAAGAACATTTATTTGCAATGCGCTGGCTCTCGGTATTCCGGCACAGGTAGTAATGAAATGGACGGGGCATAGCGACTATAAAGCCATGAAACCTTATATTGACATAGCGGATGATATTAAGGCAAATGCCATGAACAAGTTTAACCAACTATAAAAGTATCAATCAGTTTCATAAATTATCCACTATTTGAATTATATTTGCGACAACAATAAACATTGAAACATGGAAAACAACAAAGAACATCATATAGAAAGAACGAACTTTGACGCATTTGTTCATGCTGTCGGTTCGGAAATAGAACAAGCGCAAGTCCGGCTGATTACCGCAGCCAATGCGCAAATGCTATTCCATTACTGGAAAATGGGCAACTATATCCTGTATCATCAGAACTTACAAGGCTGGGGAAGCAAAATCATCAAGCAACTGGCAAAGGCTATCCGATTCAATTATCCTGAAAAGAAAGGCTATTCGGAACGTAACCTTACTTATATGTGCCAATTCGCACGGTCATATCCGCTGAACGTGCTACGAAGTTTCATTGACACGGATGCAAGACTATCTGTTCCAAGCATACAGAATGTTACAGATGAAGTATTGAAACTAAATAACGGACGATTTACGCAGGAACTTACTGCGCAAATACAATCTGTTGATTGCCAGTCTTTAGAATTTACGCAGGAGGCTCCTGCGCAAATTCAGGACGTGGAGAAAACAGTTTCTGCCATTTACAGGATGGAGATTAGGGAGATAGAAAAAGTTTTCCTGACCTCCCCTGTTGCCAAAATAAACTGGGCAAGCCAAATGGTCATACTTGACGGAGCATTACCGTTAGGCATAGGATATTGGTATATGAAGCAATCGGTAGAAATGGGCTGGAGCAGCAATATTCTTAAAATAAACACATAGCGAAAAAGTAAATTTGGGCAGAGCGTAGCGAATTAGCTGATAGAGCGTTCGTTACGCTTTGTTTTTCTATGGGGCAGAGCCAACGAAATACCACCTCGAAGCCAAACAGCGCAAGAGTTCAGTTACCACCTCATTACCCCCGTAACGGGTGCGGATTTCTTGCTAAATGGTTCTGTTTCTGTGATTTGCGTAATTTTACATAGCTGTCGGTAACTCACTAATAACTAATTTTGTAACCAAAAAAAGGAGTGAGTTATGCGAAGTACATTCAAGGTATTATTTTACGTGAAGAAAGGCAGCGAGAAGCCGAACGGCAACCTGCCTTTAATGTGCCGTATCACGGTGGACGGCGAGATTAAACAGTTCAGTTGCAAGATGGACGTTCCCCCACGGTTGTGGGACGTGAAAAACAGCCGTGCTTCGGGCAAGAGCGTCGAAGCGCAGAAAATCAACCTTGCGGTAGATAAAATCCGTGTGGAGGTAAACCGCCGCTACCAAGAACTGATGCAGACGGACGGTTATGTAACCGCCGCCAAACTCAAAGACGCCTATCTCGGTATCGGCGTCAAGCAGGAAACTTTGCTGAAGCTGTTCGAGCAGCACAACGCCGAGTTCGAGAAGAAAGTCGGGCACAGCAGGGCGCAGGGTACATTTACCCGTTATCGGACGGTCTGCAACCATATTCGGGAGTTCCTGCCCCACACCTACAAGCGTGAGGATATTCCGTTAAAGGAACTAAACCTCACGTTCATAAACGATTTCGAGTATTTTTTGCGCACGGAGAAGAAATGCCGCACCAATACCGTGTGGGGCTATATGATTGTGTTGAAACACATCGTTTCGATAGCGAGGAACGACGGACGATTGCCCTTTAATCCCTTTGCCGGATATATCAATTCTCCCGAAAGCGTGGACAGGGGCTACCTCACCCAAACGGAGATACAGACGCTCATGAACGCACCGATGAAGAACGCCACCCATGAACTTGTACGGGACTTGTTCGTCTTTTCTGTTTTCACGGGTTTGGCGTATTCCGACGTGAAGAACCTCACCGCCGACCGCCTGCAAACATTCTTCGACGGCAACCTTTGGATAATCACCCGAAGAAAGAAGACCAACACCGAATCGAACATCCGTCTTTTGGACGTTCCCAAGCGTATCATAGAGAAATACAAGGGACTGGCAAGGGACGGTCATGTTTTCCCCGTTCCGAGTAACGGCAGTTGTAACAAGATACTCAAAGAGATAGGCAGACAATGCGGCTTCAAGGTGCGTTTGACCTACCACGTGGCAAGACACACGAACGCCACGACCGTGCTTCTGTCGCACGGCGTACCCATCGAAACCGTAAGCCGCCTTTTGGGACACACGAACATAAAAACCACCCAAATTTACGCCAAAATCACCGCCCAGAAGATAAGCCAAGACATGGAAACCTTGTCG